GTCCGTGATAATCAAACTGTTGTTCAACAATATATTTTATTTCTTGAAATAGTTCCCAAAAAAGAGGACTCGGTGTAGTTAAGGCAAACACATTGTAAAATCTGTAACCTGATACATCTTGATTAGTGTTTAAAAAATTTCTATCTTCCTGTTCTTCTCGTTTTACATTTTGGAATATATTTGGTAAATCTTTTAACGAAGTATTATTAAAAGGATCTAAACTTGTAAGCGAAGAATTCATACCTGTAAATGTTTCTGTAAAAAGCCTATATGCTCTGCCTAGTTCTGCAGACATTTGTTCAATATTATTTTCTACTACGTCTGACCTCCATAGAGCCCAATCTTCACCAGCTTCAATTTTTCTTACTGACATTATATTCTTCCTATCAACATATATCTAGTATATCCTTGTAATTCTAATTGTCCACTGTACTCTACCCGAGACATAGGATATTTTTTTATCATTTCTTCTACGTTGTGTATAGTATTTACATGCTCGGGTAGACTATGCAAATTATTTGTCTGAATAATAAACAAAGGATCTGTAGACTGTGGTTTATTTCTATATTTTAAAAACCAATTTTCTTGAAAATGTTCTGCACTTGTGTTTATAATCAAGTCTGCTTCTGTTTTTTCATTTTTGTCCTCAGTAATTGGATATTCAAATCCTGTTCTATAAAGTGTTGCAAGATTATCTACGTCTGCAATAGAAGCTTTAACATGATAATTTTCTAACAACAAATTATTAAACACTTTGTCACTTACTTCATTTGCTGTTTTATCTATATCAAACACACGCATTTTATTATACTTTATCTGCATCTGATCTAAGTACAATCTTATTTGCCCAAACCAACCTGCATGTACATGAATCATATCAAAGTTTTTTTGTATTTTTACAAGCTCATTTACTAACCAGATTTTACTTAATACTTGTCCTCTACTAAATGCATCTTGAAGTGCTTTTGGATCAAAACCTAATCTATAATACTTATGAAATATATCAAAAATCTCATTAGGAGCAAATTTTCTAAGGATACTTATAAATTCTATCATTCCTTTTTGATTAGTATTATCAATAACTGGATTATCTGCATACATACTTTGTTCTAAAAAATCAATAAACATTTTAGATTTATCGTCTTTTACAAAGTCAAGATATTCTGACAAACCTCTAACCCATTGTAATGTCGATTCAGAATTGTTCATCAAATCTTTCCTTTAACCAATCAAAATCGTTTATCAACTGAAGATCAGACCCTCCAGAAAGGCCAAACTCCATACCAGCGGTAGCGCCTGCCAGAGCATATTCACCATATAATCTATCGTGTCCCACGGTCGTCCAAGTTTTAAGTCTTGCATTTGTTTCATCCTCTTTCTGTCGATCTATTACCTTACTTGCTAATTTTGAACATTCTCTAAATGCACTTTTCCAAGCCTCGTATGGGCCTGTATTAAACTTAGTAACACAACTTACCTCTTTCATGACTTTAAATTTTGTACTAATGCTGGTGTTTACATCTACACTACTTGTGTCTACTTTCTTTGTTAGCTCTACAGGTAAAAGTTTTACACCACCATATCCATATTCTAAATCATTAATAGGATTTATACTTCTCCAAACATGGACAGCATCTTTGTCATGCTCTGGAACGATATAATTAAAATTAAAGCTATCTACTACTTCTGCATCTCCATCAATAATCCACATCATATCAGTGTCTGCAATTTCTGCACATGCTATATGACCATTTGCAATACCTTTCACACCATGTATACGTTTTGCATTAGGAAATCTTTCTTTTAATTTTGCAAAATTTTTATTAGAGTTTTGTTCTCCATAAGATAACATTATAATATCATACTGTCCACTATCTTTAGGTAATACAGTATGATGTGTTATACGTGGAGGATTTTGATATAATGTTTTGAAGAATTTGCTACCACCTTCGTCTAGTGGTAATTGACTTATAGGTACCTGTATCTGGTTAATAAGTTCTTCTCCGTATTCTTCTATCTTGTCATATACAGTATCTTCAGTAGTTATTTTGTTTTTCCAATATTCATTAAGGTATTCAAAATCTCTTACATTTATATAATCCCAATCTGTTAGCATCGTTTTGTAAAATCCTTCACGAGCACCGTATATTGCCCACTGCCCGTTTTTAACATCTGCCCCTACCATTGTCCAAACAAATAGTCTGTGCATATTTTTCCAATGAACATTTATAAGGTCATCTAAGGAAGGTTTTTCTCCTTCAATTAAACACATTTTTACACCTTCTCTAAAACCAGCTCTCCATGCTTGTTTTGAATTATAGTTATTTTCAACAATGCTCATACAATCATCCATTTGAATGTATTCTAAATCCCAACAGAAATCAACTTGTGCTTGTATGTTATCAGGATCTGCATTTTCGTGTGTTTTCATGTTTAACACAGTATCTCTATCCCAACATTTTATTCCGCCGTTACCATACATCAATCCGTTAATCATGTTATATCCTGTCCAACTTATTACATTTTTAGAAATATCTGAACCTGCTATAAACTCTACACTTTGATTTATAAATTCTGGCTTAACCATATTGTCACCGTCTATAGTTATAAAACGCTGTGTTTCTGATATTTCTGCACATGCCTTGTGTGCCGCATCTGATCCTTCAACTCCGTGTATACGTTTTGCCCAAGGAACTTTTGTTAGAAGATCTGCATAATTTTTTTCTGCATTAGGTTCGTCGTATGACAAATAAACTACATCACAGTCTGGAACGTTAACTTTCATTTGTTACTCCGTGTGGTGCAGGCTTACCATCAGGTCCTAAGTTTACAAATACAATTTTATCAACACTGGTAATTGTTTTTTCTGTACGTTTATTTCTTACGTTACATTTAATTGTAATACTTGTAATTCCTAGCTTCACTGTTTCCATGCCTATTTCAATAATATCTCCTCTTACTGCACTATGCAGAAAATCAATATTACTCATACTTCTTGTTACTACTCTGTCATTATCTAATTGACAGCTACAGTAAATATATGCTTCCTCATCAATCCAGTCAAGTACACGACCGCCAAAAAGAGTCCCATTACTGTTTAAGTCTTTGTGGGCTATCATCTTTCTAGTAAAGTATTTCATGCTCATTATCACACCTTACATGTATAAAATTATCATTTCCTGAAGCAATATACAGGTCACAATCTTTTAATGTTTCTGCTTGTATTTCAAACTTAGTATCAGTAAAGAAATTTTCAAAGTCAACAGAAATAGTTTCTAATAGTTTTCTTTTATCGCCTTTTTCTGTAACATACAAAACCTTATATTGTCCAAAATAATCTTTACTACGTTTATAAAAATCTCTACACTCGTTTGTTAAACTTGCATAACCTAACCATTTTGTTCCTATTTGTATAACTTGAAATACATCTTGTGTTTCTTGTATTTTGTTAAATCTTTTTAATGGAAAAATACTATTGTTTGTTATTACTTCTTTTTTATTTTTTTGTTTTTTTGATATTACATACTTGTTATCACTGTCAGTTGTTACAATCCAATCCAACATACTTTCTGTTGCATTTAAAAAACTTGTTGCAAGAGCATCATCTATTTCTATATAAAGTCGTGTGCTATCTTTTTCGCTAGTTATTTCTGTAACTTCGCCCGTGTCTTCATTAAAATATGCAAAACAACTCATGTTTCAAGTTCCTTTATAAGTTCATCTGTTAAAAACTTATCTTCTACATAATGAAATACATTGTTTTGTATAAAGTTATCTACCATAAGTTCTTTGCTATTATTTACAGACCAATCCACTTTATCTGTCCAATTTAGACAGGATTCTCTCCAGTTTTGTAAAGCTGGTTTCATATGAACAAAACTAATAAAACTATTAGGATCGCATACTTGCTTGTCTATTCCTAAAATTTTACAGGCAATAGCTGTACTAACATCTACACTATAAAACTTTTGCATTTTGATAGGAGAGTAAACTTTATAAAATGTTTCCCAATTCTGTGTAATAATTTTTAGTAAATCAAAATATTTTTTTGCTGTTTTTGACTTTTTAAAATAAAATATTCCATTGTATAAGTTAGGTAAATTATTATTAATAAAAACTTTTCGATGCCAGGTAGACGTAACAGTTTCGTTTCTATAAGTTTTCACATTGCTTACAAAAAATAAATCATAATTTTTTAAATATGACCACCAATTAGTTATATCACGCATAACTAACATGTCTACATCCATACCAATAGTTTGTGTATAAGGTGATAGCTCATACATCTTACAACGATTATGCATTTTTTTTGTTGCAGTTTCTGCATCATCTTTTTGTATTGGTATAATTTTATCAAATAATACCCTATACTTCTTTGGAACTTGGTCATTAGTAATTAAGGAAATATTTTGACTATTGTTAAACTTGTGTATACTAACTGCAAGTAGACATGCTTGCCTTACGTAGTCTGTAGTATCGTTATTTTGGGCTACAAAACAAAATCCTTTACTCATTTTGTAACTCCTTATGTATGTTGTCGTTCAATGTAAACTTATTCATAAGATGTATATTTGTTTCGTTTACAGAACATAAAGTTTCATTCTCTAATAATATCTTATATCTATCATCTTGTATTTTAAGAAGCAAGTCTTTATCAGTTGTTAGGTATATACTACAAGGTAATTCTTTTTGAGGATTACCCATTAAGTGCAATGCAATAGAAAATGCAAAATCATTCCTAAAGTTATTTTCTTGTATTTGATAACAAAGCCTATAATAGTTCCAATTATCTTGTATGTGTTGTACTAAATTAAAAAAAGTTTTGCTAAATTTATTTTTACAAAAATAAAATACAGTTGCCCAATACATATTAATTGATGTATCACTTACCCTGCTTAGTGTAATGTCATTTCTACTTGGATTTAAATCTATAAAACTGCTACTAATTTTAAAGTTATTGTTGCTGAAACATTTTAGCAACAAGTTATTTCCTACTAAAAAATCTGTATCTAATACTAGTGTTCTATCAAATGGCGACAGATCGTAACTATGACATCTTGTAAAGTTATTCCAAGGCAATGTTTTGTACATAGTGCCGTTCCAGAACTTTCTATGTTGTTCTGTTTTATGATGTTTGCTTACAACAATGTCAATATAATTAGAATAATAAGGAAATGCTCGTTCTAAATATGCTTTAGAATCGGTTACTAGTGCTACCTGTAAACTTAAATGTTTTTTTATTTTCTTAGCACAATATACTGCCTGTTTTACATAATCAATTTGAGGGCTGTTGTGTGCAAATAACAGTACTCCTTGACTCATACTTCAATTAAATCCTCTATTTTTCTTTTTACTTTTAACTTGGAGTACTGCTCATAATATTCTGTAGATGCTTTTCCATATTGTACACGTATATCATACAAAAATTCTTTCAGTGTAACTTTTATGGGTAACTGATTATCATCTATTAGCACAACATTATCATAACCTGCGGCATCACAATATGCTATTAGTTCAGGAGTTATAGTAAACTTTCCTCCATTACAATAATATAACAAACTTTCTTGGTATTTTTCCCACAACAACCTTTTTTGATTGTTTAGTGTAGTCATATATTGGGAAAAATCCAATGCTTTGCTTAACTTTGTATCCATAGTATTCTCCTATTAGTAATAGTATATACTAATATGGATATATTGTCAAGTGTTTTATTGGTTATTGCAGTTCAGAAGTAGTAGATACTGAAGGAAAATTAACAGAAACATTTGAGCCAGAAGCTCTTAGGCCTGTTATGACGCTTGTAATTGTGCCAGATACACTTTCGTCTACACCTCCAGGAGTACCTCCATAAGGAACTGGAGTAATAGGTGGATCACCTGTATCTGCATCTATATATTCAACATTAAAAGTAATAATTGTGCTTGGAGAATTTCTTTTAGCACTTATTTTATAGTAATTTTCTCCATATGTTGCACCGGTTGCGTTTTGTCTAAAAACTTCTTGATAAGATGTTGTTAAGTCATACCATCCTATGCTTGTAGTTGTACCGCCGGTACCTGTTTGAGCTGTCGAAGTATACTTAAATTTAATTGTTCCCATTGTACTTTGAATTGACTGCCAACTTGTAGTCTTTGATCCTGATCCGCCTGTATGCGTTGAAGCAAATCTAATCTCTCCACCACTGTTAAAAAAATGTCTAGCATGATTAGCATCTGTAAAAGAACATGTAAATTCATGATTAACACTTGTACTCCAAGAACTTGTTCTTGCACTACTGTCTAAAGATCCTGTAGTTGAATTAGCAGGAACTTCATTAATTAAAAATCTATTTGTTGTGATTGTTGTAACAGCTGAGTCGTAATCGTTATAACCTTCAGTTGTTTCGGTCAATGACCCTAGTGCTGTTCCACTAGCATCTGCACCAATAATTTGTCCAGCATCGATATTTCCTATACCTGCATCTGTTCCTTGTTGGTGGTTATGACATTTATTAATATCTACACGCAAATTGTCCATTTGCGTAGCTGTTATGGTATTTCCTGTTAATACCTGGGCACTTGTAAGTGACTGTCCGTAACCAGAGTCACCAGAACCAGTACCTAAAATTTGGTTAGTTCTACTTTGCAAATCATTATATTGCGCCGCTGTAACCGTTTGTCCGGAAGAAACTGTTGCCATTTTTAATCCTCTTTATATACGTACTTATTTATGTTTTATTAAACTGCAACTTCTATGAGTCGGACACCACTTTCGTTACAATCTTCTAAACTTTTACCTACTACACATAAACAACTTGGCATAGCACTATCTTTCTTTAATCCAGTAGCTGTGCCTTTAATTGGCCCTGTTACTAGTATATCACCTTTTTTAACTGGACCTTCTACCTTGCAAGGTACCCTGCCTTTAAGTGCAATAGCAACACCTTCGATTTCGCTATTCATTAAATGTGCTGGCTCTGTTGAAACAACTCCTGCTAATCTGTTGTCACAAAATGATACTGACTCTGTTACTTCTGCCTCTCCGCCATATACTAAGACTGTACCGCACTCGTAATCCTTATCTGCTCTATACTTTTCTGCCAAGTCAGCGTACTGTGCAGAAGTTGCTGTTCCGTTAAACACATTAGCATATATGTCGCCTGTAGAATTCCTAGCGGCTATTGTATTAGCAGTTGCCGAAGTACTTGCTGATCGTCCTATACCTCCTTGTTCTAAGGTTTGTGCTAGTGTTGCAGATCCGTTAAATGTAGTTGCATACATTGTGCCAAAACTGTGACTTGAGCTTCCAACGTCTACTGTTTCTGTACCTGTGTAAGCAGTAATATTGCTATAACCAGGCAAAACTGCATTAGCTTCAAGCCTCATTGGCATTTTTAATGTAGCTGATGAATTATTTGCTTGGAAGTAAATGTGCTGACCTTGTTCGTTAGAAATTAATCCTTTATCATCATTTACAATCTTAATTTTTAAATCATTAGATGCACCTATAGCAATACCCAAATCGCCGAACTCAACCATACTTGCAAAGGTCGCCGCCCCTGTCTGCACAAAGTTAGATGCACTTACTCCGCCTAACTTATCTGCGTTAGATGCTGTACCGAAAAATCTATGATTTGAACTTGTTACACCGCCGGTGCTGTTAATGGTGTTTTTAAGTGTTACACCTTGTTTAATAACATCAAATCCTGGATAACTTGCGGCATCTGTTGATCCTATTGTAAACTGTATACCACTTATTATGTGTATTACTTCATCTGCAATAATAGAGCAAATTACAGCTCTATTTGTGCCAGTGTTATCTTTTATTGTTCTACTTTGAAACTGTGTTACAGCAGATCCTGCTCCTTGAGGTCCTACTAATACAAAACTTGATCCGTCATAGGCGTATAACTGTTTATTAGTAGTATCCCACCAAAAATCACCTTGTGATAATCCTGCAGGAGTCGAAGAACTTACTTCTGCACCACCTGTTGTTCTCCATTGTGTGCCATCATAAAATTTTAATTTACTATTACTAGTATCAAACCAAATTTGACCGCTTAATGCTTTTGGCGGTTGATTTGCTCCAGCAAAGTTTTCTAGTAAGAATACAAAATTTTCGTTTTGTATTTCACCGTAACCAGCATAGTTTTTTCCAACCAGCTTTAAGTCTGTAGTTTGATTAATTGTCCCGTCTTCGACTACAGCAAGTTGGGTTGTATTATATTTGTTAATAGTATACGCCATTCTTTACCCCTATTATAGTTTTATTTATCGCAAAAACACATTTATACTGAAGCCCTGCTTGTAAACGCCCATGTGCCGCCTGTATTTGTAAACACATAAACATATCTTGTGGCTGTTAATGAAACTGTACCACTTGCAGTATTGCTAGCCACAACATCTTGAATTACACTCTCTGTACCTGTACCTGCGGCATCTCTAACAGAAACTGTTGATTTCTGTAATACTGCTGACCCGCCTGTACTTACCGAAACATTTATGCCTGAAACTGTACTATTACTATACGAAACTACTAAAACTTTAGCTTGTGTGCCGTTAGATGTACTACCTGCAGATCTCATTGCTTCTAATATTGTTATAATTGACGTTGTCGGTCCATTACCTGTTAGTATGTCATTAGGATCTGTAAGTCCTGTAACATCCATTGACATTATAATAGAACTTGCCGCAAGTTGTGTATCAACATAATTTTTTGTAGCGGCATCTTGTGCATTTGTAGGATCTGCTAGACTAACAATCTTTTGACTATCAATAGTAATATCTCCTAAAGCTGTAATGTTTAGTCCTGCACCTCCAACTCTACTAATAGTTTGTCCGTCTAATTTTATATTATCAACAGTAAGCTCTGCTAACGTACCAAAACTTGTTAATCCAGGAGCACTTGTAATTGAGCTTCCTAATGCATTTTTTGATAGTACTACATTTCCGCCAATTCTATAAGATGTAGTATCATCAGATAAATCAACATTTTGATTACTTGTCCAAGAATTAGTTCCATTTTCCCAAGTAAAATCTTTAGACCCGTCTAAACTTCTTAAAATAATCCCGCCGCCGTCTACTGCTACATCATTACCTTCTGTACTATCACTTTGTAATCCTAATTCTATGTTTTTATCTTCGACCCTTAAAGTTGCTGTATCAATAAAAGTCTGTGTTCCTTTTACATTAAGATTTCCTTGTACTGTCACATCTCCATTAACATCTAACGTAGATGTTGGATTTGTTTTAAACATTCCAACTCTAGATGTTGAAGCATCTACATAAAAAGCGTTTAAAAAGCTACTTCCTGATCTTACTCTTATTGCTAAATCTGCATTACTTTGTTGTGTTTCTAATATGGTAGTAGCACCAGACACTTTAAGTATACCATATTCAGTATCTCCTACGCCAACACTAAGTCCTGCACTATTTTTAATTCTTATACTGCCTGTTGTAACTCCGTTTGCGTCTGTTGGTAAAAAGTTTGATGCGGATCTTTCATTTCCTGCATCATCAACTAACTTTTTAGCTTTGTCCGATGTTCCTCTCCACCAAAAACCATCAGTTGCAGTTTCTGTTGAAGTGTTTGCAATGTTAAAACCCTTGTAAAGTTTCTGTCTTTTTGGACTAAATGTGTCATTAGGATCTACACTTAATCCTGCAATAGATTGATCAAGTGGTAAAATAAATGTTTCAGGTGAATAAATTCCTACCAATGTTCCGCCCAGGAATAATTTTAAAATTGTTCGTTGTACATCAGTTGTATCCAACTGACTTGCTGTTTCAAACCCTGTTTTTCCTTGGCCTGCATCATAATTAGGTCCTACTAATACTAGATCAGTACCATCCCATAGATACAATTTGTTGTTTTCATTGTCTATCCAAATATCGCCTGTTGTTAAGTTAGAAGGTTGACTGGCCGCTACAACTGATCCTGATGCGGCTTTAAAAACAGTACCGTCATAAACTTTTAATCTTGAATCTTGTTTGTCATACCACATTTGTCCTATCATAGGGTTTGTAGGCTGTGATGTTGAAGCAAAATTTTCTAGTAATTTAACAAAATTTTCGTTAAAATATTCGCCAAACCCTTTATAATTTTTTCCAATAAGTGTAAGGTCAGTAGTTGTAATATCAATAATACCATCAGTAAGGTCTATTAATAGTTCTCCATCTGTTCTGTTTATTCTATAACTCATTTATTACCCCTGCCCTGCATATATGATGTAATTTAAAGTCATGTAAGGATTCATTACGTCCATTGCTGTTCCTAGACTGTCAGTTGTAAGTATGCCTCCACTATCTGGTAACGCTTGTCCTGCTCCAGTTGCGTTTGGAGCATCATAAACAATGGCATTGTTATCACTAGGTGTTCCTGAAACATCTCTTACTACATAATACTGGTCTCCGCTATCGCCTCTTAAGTCGTGTTTGTGTTCAGGTAAGTTTGCAACTTGTATGCTTACGGTTTCAGTTCCACTCTTAGCACCTAATACGTCCGCGGCAATATCTGTAACATTGTTTGCACTTGTGTCGTTCATATTATCTTTGCCTAATGGGAATCTACCACGTAAATCTGGAATTGCAAAATACCCAGATGTAGGACTTGCTTTGTACGTAAACCCTAGTACATTGTATAATTGTGTATATGCAGAGATTAAAATCTCTGAACCATCACATAATAGCCATCCTGTTGGTGCGGCTGATCCTGCATATGGAGAAATTAAACCTATAGGTGTAACTGGCACAGCGGCCAATAAATTTTGTACGCTTATTTTCTTAAGTCCAGTTGCTCCTGTAACTCTGTTAATTATAAATTCGTCATCATTTTGTGAGGATGCAACATTAGTTTTTCCAGAAATTATAGTATTAGCTATTGTTGTTGTAAAAGTTTTAAGTGATCCGCCTACCTGTCCGTCAAATATAATATCACTAGCTGTAACATCACCTGTTAGTCTAAATGTTGTTGCAGATGTAAGTTTGTCTGCAGAGCCTGCTCTACCACTTACTGTACCACTTACATTACCTGTTAAGTTACCAATAAATGTTGTAGCATAAACATTTGCATACTTAGTTGCTGTTGCTCCTATATCTCTCAAATTGTTTTGTTCAGGTAAGATATTCCTAGTTGTTATTGTTCCTGTAAATTCTGAACTTCCGCCAACATTTAAATTCTTGGAAATTCCTATTCCGCCTGCTGTTCTTATTGCTCCTGTACTAAAACTTGTGCTATCAGTAGTATCAGTATTTCTTATTGTTCCGCTAGATAAAATATTTCCTGTAACATCTAATGCTTCATCAGGTGCAACATTGTTTATACCTATTCTTAAATTACTATCAACCCGTAACGCAGTTTTTAATATACCAGCATTTTTAACTTTAAAATCAACACTACTACCTGCAATATTATGTTGTATTACACCTGCATTGCCAACAACACCTATATTCATTTCCGCATTTATACCATAGTTTATACCGCTGTTATTTTGCACATTGATTGGAAAAGATGTTGTACTAGTAGTATCACCCCTTAAAAAGTTTCCGGCGGCAACAGCATTTCCTGAAACAATTAAACTTTCTGCCTTTTCTGCTGTGCCAACATACTTTGGCACTCCTGATCCTGTAATGTTGGCAGTACTTAAATTTACTCCTGGAACTATTGTTGTAAAACCTGGTATCTTTATCTTAGGTGTAAAACTATTAGTTGCTACAACTGCCATAGGTTGTGAAGAAACATCAATTTGTAAAATATTATAAGATGAATCATCAGTTCCTGTAAGAACTTTAGGTGAAATTCCTGTAACCAATCCATCACTAAACTCTGGTCCTACTAATACCCATCCACTTCCGCTATATAGATATAACTGTTGATTGTCTGTATCAACCCATAAGTCACCGATTAAACTTTGTGCGGCTTGTGGCTCTGTACTAGCTTTTTTAAGTCCACCTGAAGCTACCCAATTAGTACCATCGTAAACTTTAAGTTGATCCACTCCTGGTGTAGCATCGTACCATAACTGTCCTTCAACTGGTGTAGCAGGTTGTGTTGCACTAGCAAAATTTTCCAGTAGGTGTAAAAAATTTTCTGCTATTGCACTACCATAAGCTGTTGTGTTTCTGCCTGGTAGTTTTAAAGAAGTATCCTGGTTAAGAGTACTATCTTCTATAGTAATAGTTCCCTTATTAGCTTGATCAGTATATGGTATAGTATATGCCATTTATTATTCCTCAGCTAAGCCAGACAAACTCTGTACTCTTACAGTATAGTCAATTTGAATTAGTCTGTTTAAACTTTTTTGTACAGGATGAAAAATAACATGTGTCAGTAAATCTCCAGTTCCTGTGGAATCCCAACCTTTTAATCCTAGTTCGTCAAACACATATAAACTTGAAGCATTAGTTGCTGTATCAAATGCATCTTGTCCTGACGGCTCTCCGTAATCTAACAAACAAGTAACAAGCACATCTGTATAATTTGTTCCGCTTACATGTCGTGTTTCTATCTTATTTCTCACAGGGTCTAAATTATTAATACTTCTGTCATCTACAACTTTAGTATATGTTTGGTTATATAAACTTGCATTTGTTCCTGTGCTGTTTGGGGTCAAATATGTAATAATACCTGTAGGATCAACACTAGTACCGCCATTACCAAAACTCATTTCATATATCCAACCTTCACCTGCATTAGACAAACTTTTAGCTAACGCAATACTCATGTTTTCATAATGAATAGCATTTCTTTTATTTACGTATACGTGATCACTTTCAGGGTCAAATATCTTTATATGCCCTTCAACAAGTATTCCGTTTTTTTCTTTTAATACATCTATCATTTTTTATCCTACTGTGTTATTTATCTTGGCAAGTCTACCTGTGTAGATCTCAAGAATCTTGCAATATCACTATCGCTGTTACTTAAAGTTTTACCCGAGTTTGTCCATGTCTTACCTATACGTCTGACTACAATCACTTTCTGATTTTCTGAAGGTACATTCAGCAAAACAAGCTCATTGGTGTTCTGTAAGCTAAATTCTGCGGGTAAAGTTACATCTCCTTCCGGAGAATCTTGTGCAATATCTTGAGATGCTGTAGCATATGCCGTTCTATTTGCAGTATTCATTTCATACGAAGCAAGAGTAGTTTTACGTAGTCTTTTTCCAGCAACAAATACTTCAAATTCATTAGTACTAGACGGAGTAAAGTCTAAAACGTATACCTTAGATGTACCATCTGCTGTGAATACTGTGCTATATGTTTCATCTCTATAAGGTAATGTTGAAGTTGCAGACTGATTATACACTTCAGTTCCTGTTGTATAGTTATCTTTAACTCCAGTACCCATTGTTCCTCGTCTAAGCTGTTTTAACTTGTTTCCGTCTTTGATAAAATATTCAATCCTTTCACCATCTATAAAAATTACTCCAGGATTTTTTGTATTAATATTAGGTTGCGGTAGACTTTCGTAATTTTCTAACTGAATATCTTTATCATACCATTTTAGGTCTTTTACTAATTTAATATTCTTTGTTCCATCTAGAACTTTATAATGTGTTCTATTTAGAATATCTTTAAATTGTCTCCATCCAAATTTATTTCTTAACTGTGTGTTGCTAAAATGTATGGTTTGAATATTGTCATCTTCAGCCAACCCACCAATAACTTTTACTCTTGTCTTGTCAGTGGTTACAAAATAATCAACTGACGGATCTAACATTACACCATTTTTAATTACCCAAACATACTGATCATCTACAGCAGGACTATTTAACGGAACATAACCGTTCCTTAAATTACGCAATTCATACCAGTCAGGAGTACTTGCATCTGGAACAATAGCGGCATTCAATTCAACAATTTTTAGAATATCGCCAACATTGGTGTTTATTCCTAAATTTTGAAGTTGTATAACATTAGTAGTTGCCAACGGTGTTATTGTTTTCATAATTGCATTTACATTACTAACAGGATTTCCTGTTCCAAAATTAGGATCATCTAACCTTACATTATTTAAAAATACAGAATAGCTAAAGTCAGGTTCTAATGCTGTGCTTAAAGTAAGTTCAGATGTGCTTCCGTCTAATTGATATGTCTGTGATCCTGATTGTGTTCCTGAAGAAAGCAACGTTCTTTCTTTGACATCAAAACTTTGCCTGTCAATTCCTTGGCTGTCATGATTACTAAATTGGTATACTGTTATCTTATCACCTACTGCAACATTAGGACTTAAATGTAGCTGTCCAGGAGTGCTTACAAAATCACCTGCTGAGTCAAAATATCCAAATCTATAATCACCGCCGGACATGGTGCTATCGTCCCATCCTGTTACGTAAACCCTTAGCGAGTCACCTGCTACCCCTACACTATCATTTAATAAAATAGTACTTCCAAGTTGTTGATCTAAAGGCTTTAGTGGATCAAATGCATCTGCCGCACTAAACGTCCAGTCTGTAGGAAAATGAATTTCTTGTCCATTTAGGTATACTCTCAATTGATCATTACGTAAAGAAGCTGTTGGAGTTTGATATAATCTCATCCTATATTCTCTAGTTGCTGATACTGTAAATGATTCGCTATAACCTGAATTTAAAATTTGATTATTTAATTGTACTATTGTAAACCATTCATGTGGAGTTTCAGTAAACGGAGTTTGTGTAAGTTGATACGATGTAGAACTTCCATCGTGTTCAAGATTATCAATAGTTACATTACTAAAATTTTGTACTATTCCTTCAAAGATTGCAAATCTAACCACAGCATCCATTTTAGGAGGTTCAGCAAAATTAATAACAACATTGTTAGGAACTATATAAGAAGATGTACTTTTTATTAAAACATGCTCTACTTTCTTACCATCTATTGTAACTAAACTAGACATGTTTTCGGTATATCTAATATTAGTTAAAAATTCTACTGTAGATCCATCACCTATAAATTCATCAATATCTAAAATCTTTGCTCCACTATATTCTAAAGATACAAAATTAATTTTATGATTTGTTGTAGGTGCTGTTACAAACTCTACATTTCCTGTAGCATAGTTTATTGTGTAATCTGTTGTGATCTTTTTCAATATATTATTAACTTTTACAAGTAATGCACTTTCAGTTACAGGCTTAGTTCCTATAGAAAATATTTTTGTTGTTCCATCACCTGTGTAGTTTCTACTTATAACTTGACTTGCACCTGTTGTAGGTCTTTCATATATTTTTATGTCGAGAGTGTCTTGAACCCATCCTGGAACCAGCTCCTCTGGTCCTTTAGAATTAGTAGGCGTTGTAAATCCATCACCGTCTAAGTCAATGTCCTCAGGATTCAATCCTTTTGCAGTAGTATATGCTAAATCTCCACCTGTGATTTGTGTGTCATAGCTTATATCAGTTGGTAAGAAACTTCCGTCGCTTGTTGTTTTCCTTATAGTTATAATATCATCAGCAACTACTGATACACCTAAATCCTGCAAATAAATTGTATTAGTTGTTCCGTCTCCTGTTATACTTCTCATAATTGCATTAGGATTTGTAAATTGAGTCGAATCTCCTACCCAATCAGGGTCGTCTAATCTAACTCCGTTTTTATACAAATTATATAAAACTCCATTTTCTAATGCCTTGCTTAGAGTAATTGTAGTACTAGATCCATCAACAGTAATTGTTTCATCTTCGAATGTTGTATCATAAGTATCAAATGATCCTGTATACCAAGGAGCACTATCCCATCCACTCGGTCCTCCGAAATCAAAACTCTTTACTTCTACTCCTCCATAATCTATCCCGTCCATTAACTGAGAAAGATCTTTTGCATACTGCCCTGTCTTTGGATCATAAACAAGATTTATTCTATCTTGTGCTTGGAGTAAACTTATATCTTTTTTGTAAGTAACAACGACACTACTGCTATTAACAGCAGGTTGTGTTAAAGTTATTCTTCCAAAATATCTATCATAACCTTTTGAAACGTCTAAAATATTTTCATAAGTATATTCACTTTTTAAAAGTTCTGTATTAGCAACACTTACAGTTACATTTGTATTTTTCATATCCATCGGCCAAGGTAGATCAAATACATACTTTGATCCTGTGCCGGTATATGTTTCAGATTCAGCTAAGTTTGTTATTAAATAAATTCCTGTTGTTCTATCTAATTTTACAATAGTGTGCATTGACCTAGCTAAAGACTGTCCTATTACTAAACTAAGAGTAGCATCTTTACCTCCGTCTGACGTAGAACCATTTAAACTTAATGTAGGAGTAGATAGATATCCTGTTCCATTATTTGTAACTTCAACAGCAGTAACTTTTCCTCCTAAACCTAATTTTGTTATTGCTTTTGCTCCGGATCCGCCCCCACCAGTTATTGTTATGACAGGAGGTGATGTATATCCTGAGCCACCATCTTTAATTAAAATTTCTTTTACAATAAAACCTAAATTGTCCTTCCAGTTTTTTGCAGGATAAACATCTGTTCTTGATTCTGCTCCTGTTAGTACACCATCTATAATTTTTGCACTAGAAGGTTCAATCTGTTTAGTATCATCGTTCCAGGCTGGAGGTAAATCAAAGTCTGAAATTAAGTTATTGTTATTTTCTAAATTTTCATAACTACTTACATATTCTCTTAACTTTGTTTTAAAAGGTTTTACTTCGTCTATGTAGCTTTGATAACTAGGAAGATTATCATTGTTAAATGTTAAATCTTTTCTTAATGATCCTGCATTATGTTTTGCTTTTATAAAGCTAGTTTTAAATATCCAATCTACATATTGTTGTTCAGATAACACATATCTTAAAGATGCAAAGAACAACCGGTTATATTCTAATTCAAGATCTTCAATGAATAAATCTTTCTTTATTGCATCGGTAATTATTCTAGTTTCTGTACTTGGTAAACTATCATAGAACTTTGTATCATAACTTATTTCATCAAATCCATCGAACGACGTTGACGTATCATATAATGTTCTTTCAAATGCTATTGTGCCATTCTGTCTACCAATTGTTTCATAATTAACAGTATAATCTGCTCCGATTGTATTTCCAATCTTACGTAAAAGTAGCCAGCCTCCAGATCCTATATTATTAATCCTTACAACTTCATCTAGCACATCATCTAATGCGTCTAGTTGGTATGCATAATCAATGACATGGCTTATTGGTGTGAAAGGACCGTAAGTAGATTTGTACCAATCTTTATAATCCCAAAATAAAGTTGTGTTGTATGCCTGACTTCTAATTCTATCCCATGAATTAGAAGTTGTATTTCTTTCGTAAATTGACCATTTACCACTAATAGTTTCATCAGCAGTAACTAAAACAGTATATTTTCTAATTTCAACACTTGTAGTATCGCTATAATTTTTTCCTGCATTTACTATTTCAACATTAGTAATAGATCCTACCGTGTTAATTGTAAATTTAAATTCTGCATCTGATCCAGTTCCGGAAATTACCACTGTAGGAGTTACATTATATCCTCTTCCTGGATCAAGTATAGTAGCTGTATCTATCTTTCCGTCTTTGACTGAAACTGTCATTGTTGCTTGTTTTGCTTTTGCAACACCTAATAAATTTAATTCAGCTACTGTTGCTACTGACTTATCATACAAATTTGTAACTGCTGATGGAAACGCTTCCTTTTTGTTTAGGTTTGATAAATCTTTACTATCAACAATCAGCTCTTTTGCTAAAACACCATTTACTCTTTCAAAATATTGTTTTAGTGCTTCTAACCTATTTACAAACCAGCTTTGTCTTGGAGTATTTAGATTACCATACTTTTCTTTTTCACTTAATGTTGGATCAGGAATTATTCTGCCATACAAATCATAACCAACCAAACTATCTATCCACTTAGCTTCAATATCTCTATTAGGCTTACTTGTTTCTAATCCATCTGTAATAATTTGATATTGATTATGGATATTTAGAGTTTGATTATCTATTGTCCAATACTGTATGCCTATTGCAATATTTTTGTCTTCTAATAGTTTATCACAATTATATATTGCAAAACTATCATTGCTAAAAAGCGCCGCGAATTGATAAGCATTACTTGCTGGGTCTGAAATTAAATTAGCAACATCGGTAGCTTTTAATGTTCTACCTTCGATATCTGGTTTTACTTTTTTATCTTTTACCCAAAAATAATATTTGTTAGAAAAAGATTGCGATATTTCGTCGTATTGCTTTGATATTGTGTATACATCAGCACCATATTTAGACTTACCTGATATTCCTTGTGACAATCCGTCATCTGTATCTGCAAGTGTATCCCATTCTGCAGGAGTGTATTGTGTTTCAATCCATTCGTAAATGTCTATTGTGTTTGTCGTAAACAATTTGTTCCAGTTATTTGTACTAAAAGTTACGTCGCCCTGATAGGCATTATAGAATTTTGCATTAGAAAGGTCCCACCAAAGTTCACCTACATGTGTAGTAGTCCACGGATTTTGTTGATCGATCACTGTAGTGGCTGTTCCGTTTGTATATACAGCTGGATCATAATATAATTTGAAGCTAATATTTTCTTCTGCAGTTCCTGCAATTTTTCCTTGTATAGGATCAATGTAATCTAAATATTTTACAATTTTCTTTGTTTTAGTATTATATAAAAGGACTCTTTTAATTTTACTTAAATTTACTGTATCTTTTGCGGATCTAATTTCTGTAAACACTTTATTAGGTACCCTGTAATCTAACAATGTGCCTACAGTGGTTGTGTTATCAGGAACATTAGGAAGTCCTACATAAATGTGATTATTTTTTAATAATAATTTTCTACCAAAGTAATATACAGGTCCTAGAGATTGTCCTGTTTCTGGATCTATACCTGTTTCATGTCTTAAGCTATGTCCATAAACTAGATAATCTTTTATTTGTTCGTAGACATAAATTGTTCCACCTTCGTGTGACTCATATCTAAATTTTGTAAATTCTTTATCAAAAGTAAGTGTATTTGTATCAAATGTTGTTGTGTTAAAATTATCTGCGTTTCTTGCATTTACTACTAATCTAGTTCCATCAAAACCTACTTTATTACCAAAGTACTCAGCTAATTCGTTTCCTGGACTTTCAAGTGTTTGATGTAAAGAAAAGGATCCACTAACTTGTTTGTAAATATAAACTCTTCCTTGATCATTTTTTACAGTATCGTCTTTAGGATCTCCTATAGCAATATACATACCATCATTACTAATTGCTATACCATTACCAAACATACTTCCTGTGGTTGGAGCCGGTATGTCTTGACTCCATCCGTAATGACCTCTTTTATTTCTGTAAACTGCTACAATATTAGGTTTAGTAGTATACTTAACTGTTGATATTAATACTTCGCCATCAGAACTAGTATCAAACTCTGAACCAAAGTCATACATTTCATTAGTATCTATAACGCTATCTAAAGAACTGTCATTTACTACTTTTAATCCTGTATCATTAGGGATAAACCCAACATAGTCAATTAGGTCATCTACTGATGACCATTGTAGTGCATCAAACACTCCGGCAGTTATATTTGTTTTTGCTGTGTATAATGTACCTTGAGGATCATTTAAGTATACAATATCTCCTGTTACATAATCTTGTACTGATGAAAATTCACCTCTAAACTTTTTATTCTTAGCATATTCCCAATTATAACTATTATTATTTTCAGTACCATTCTTAAGGAAATATATCTTTCCAGGATAAGTTGTTGTTTCCTCATCATAAGCCGCAATAAATGCTCTATAAATATCTCCTTGTTTTGTAAGAGACACATTGCTTCCAAAGTAATGATTACCTTTTCTTTGGGGCGAAACAATCGCTGACTGTTCTAAATATTGTTCTCCAAACTTTTCATAAAGATAAACTAATCCTTCATTAGTATGTGAGCTTTGCCCTCCTGTAGTAGTTGCTGTAACTTTAAAAACTTCTGTCCAATCTAAATTACTACTATTAGGCACATTTGCTACTCTTGGTATTCCATTAACAGTACCTGTTGTATACATCCAATATTCTATGTTATTAATTTCTTGTGATGTAGGAATAGCTACATTAGTTTTTGCATCAAACACAAGTAATTTGCCAATATTACCAGGTGCATATCCTAATGATGTTTTTTGTGTCTGTCCCATTATTCTGTCAACAGTATAAATGGCTACCCTACCAAACGGATCAGGATCAGGACCACTTGGAAATGCTTTCATCCTTATTTCTGCATTGTCCCCAAACAAGTCACCTTTACTCCATGAGCCAGTAACATTTTTTACATATATTTTTACATCGTTAAAATTTCTTTCGTAAAACATTACTTCACCAGTTGCGCCTGTTGTTACATCTTCAACTGTTTGTCCTGTGCCGAAATCTGTCCAAACTCCTCCGTTTAGTCTATATCTAGCCATAGGCTCAAAAGGTTCACCGTCTAAGAAAAATAAATTCTTGTAAACAATGTATCCGTCCCAAATATCAAATACTGTTTGTGTTTTATTTGTAATTGCAAAACTTAAATTTATATCACTTGGTTGTACAAGTGTTCCTACAGCTGGGTTACTATTTGGTCTGACTAGTAAAGGTCCGCTCTGAGATCCTGAAAGGAAATCTATCGTAGTAAAGCTACCACTTACGTTTTCAACTTTGATTTGTGTACCTAATGTAACACTTTCAAAAACTGTAGCAGTAGCATTTGTATTATCCTGGGTAATTACTTCTCCCTTGACTACTGATGTGTTTTGATTGACAGTTAAAGTAGTAACTGTTCTTTTAAGCCTACTAAAATATGTTTCTAACTGGCTTCCTGGGGAGATTGTATCAGTTAGAGGTTTTGGTGCTCTCATAACCCAATAAGGAGAATTGAAATCACCAGTTGTTCCATTAGGACCTGGTGATCCTGTGAAACTGGTAATTGAAACAAAACTATGATTTGTATTTTCGCTATCAACTACTGCTGTATCATAGTCTAAAGAATTATAATAATACCTGTTACTAGCTACACTATCTGGTATTATATCTTTTATAACAAGTCCTCTACCACTGTCTACATTTGTTGTGCCTATTGCATATTGATTTGTGTTTATCATCAAATAACCACCTAGCTGTGCAGTAGCAGTAAATGTTAAATCACTAGGTCCTGATAATGTATATTCTCCAACAAAGTCGTTGTTTGCAATAAACAAACTATTACTATCTGGTAAAGTACCTGTAACGTTGTTTACATAAATTGTAACAGCTCCGCCAGCTTGATATGTATATGCAACGATTCCACTTGCATCCTGTGTGGTTACTTGCTGTCCTATAGTTGGTATATTAGTAACCTGAGAAACATATAATATAGCATCAATTTTAGCTGAAACTGTATGATTACTCTCTAAGTAGGATTTATTTAAATATGGTATAGTACCATCAAACGGTTGTCTATCTGTTAATGTGGTTTGTGTTTGATTAGCATTTGTTAATTTATTCCAATGTAAGAACACTTCGTCAGTAACACCTATCCCCTCATAAATATCTTTTGGAGCTCTAACTAAAAAGTGATCAGCATTAATACCTGTAAAAGGATAATTACCTGCTAGTAACAAGTCTAATTCTTCAGGTCTTTCTTCATCAAGGTTTAAATCATAAACTATTTGATCATAATTTCCAAAACTATTAAAAGTAATATTACTTTCACTGCCCTGTATAGCAGTATCAGCTGACCAATAACTGTTTTGGTAAGTTACAATGTCACCTGCAGAATAATCAGTAGGTTGGTTATATGTTCCTTTGAAAGTAGTCTTTACATTTGATGCATTAGGTGCACCAACTATTACATACTTTCCGTCTGCAGATACCTTTACTGAGCTACCAAATCTTTGTGTAGATGCATAAAGTGTGATAGGTTCCAGTACTTGCAATAATTCCCAATTAACAGATTCACTTGGTCTTCTGTATACGTATACTTTTCCATCTTCATCATTAGGTGCTCCAACAGCTAATAGGCAGTTTCTCTCATCTACACTAAAGGACTCTGCAAAATTTGTAATACTGCTATCATTAGTTACACCTTCTGGATTAGCTATAGTTGTTGACTTAGAAAAAGTTGAAGTACGTTCTATTACTGTCCATTTACCAACACCATCATTATCTACCCAAATTTTGAAGCCATTTTCCATACCTTTTTGGGCGACAACATTTGCAGTATCTAAGTTACTTGCTCTGACAGATTCAAACTTTGTTAATATTCCAGATGCATTTTCAAAATCACTTGGTGGGCTATTTGAGTCAAATTCAATCTTATCTAGAGTAATATTTTTAACTTTATAAAATCCTTTTGCAGTTGATTCTGCAAAAGTTGCCTGTTGCGTACTATCCTCTGGATTGTAAGTAACATTGGTAACTTCCAATATACCAACAATATCTCCTACTTTGATATCTGCTGGTATTGAAGATAACTGAATTGTAAAAGATTTGTCAGCTTTAGTTATTGATGTAATATCGTGTCCACTGTTTTTATATTGATATACACTCCAGTCAAAGTTAACATTACCTACCCATACATAATCATCACGCTTAATTTTATCAATATCTAAATTAAGTAAACTGTCGTACGTGCCTAATACAAAGTTTACATCATCAGGATTTACATACCCACTATCTTTGGTATATCCGTCAGTAATCAACTTTGTTGGAAAAGGTTTATGATTATAATTTTTGGAACGCAAGTATGTTTCGTAGTCTTGAATTCTATAAATTAAATCTGTTTCTTTTCCTGTAACTGTATTGGTTAGTAATATAGGTTGTGGACTAAGCCTAAATTTACTTTCATCTAAAAGATACTCAACTTCTTCAAACCCGTCCGATGCTCCGTATTGGCCATCTTTGATTCCCCATTCTTCATAAAATTCTAAGCTATCTTTGTCAGCACTTGATAATGCATCAAATAATTTTGTTAATGCATTTTTCGTTCCTTTATCTTGAATAAATCCTTGATAAAACTTGTACTGACTTACATCATCATTTACAATATTTTCTAAATATTTCCTCTTCTGATATCCTATTAAATGTTGTGCCAACTTCTGTTGTTCGCTATCAAAATTATCAGAATCTAAATCATAAAAATCTGCAAACTGATTTACTTTATAATCAAAGTTAGCATATAGTCCTGCTTCAGGTTGCTCGTCTAATCTTACCCATTGCTCATTAACAAAAGTTGAATTTCCTGCAACTTTGTTTTTAGCTGTGTAGTAAAACTCTTTATACTTGACCAAATCGCCAATGGAATAATCTTTCCAGGCTTCCCATAAAGTTACCTTTGCATCATCATATATAAATCCTGGAATATTTAAACTACCGTTCCAGTCTCCTGTTCTGTATCCTAATACCTTTATTCTTTCCTGTCTGTATCCTGGCTCTACATCGTAAATTATATCACCAAATACTGTAGTATTATCTATTAGTACAACATGCTCTTTTACTACTAATGGAATCTTGATAGAATATATTCCATCTTCCGTGTTAATTGTTCTTACAGAGAAATTGTTTTCAGTATCTTTAGAAAACTTTAAATTTGTTGGTTCTAAAACTTTACCGTCTGCTTTAAATATACTGTACCCGTAAAATGGTTCTAGCACATTATCTGAAGTTGCATATTCACTTTTAAAATTAATTTTTCCTGCGCCAGGACTTAAAGATAATACTGTACCTTCTCCCCAGTTTTGAGTAGTCCAATACAAGAACTCTCTTACAGACGTTTGCCAATCTGAAACTTCATATGTTTCGTTTCTGAAAGAACTAAAACTAAATCCTATTCTTTCTAAATAATTGCCGTATCCTAGTAAGAAATCAACTACATCCTGGATTGTTGTAAATAGTGTTCCATAATTAAGTATTGATATTTGATCAGAGAAGCTTCTTCTTAAATATGCTGATCTACCTCCTGTTACTGGCAACTCAGGTATTGCTACAAATTTATCTAGATCAAAGTCTGTTCCGCTAGTATGTGTTTCTTTAGATCTATAATAATCACTACCAGACTTAACTATTGTTCCAACAGCATAAGTTTTGTTAGCACTCCATGTAACAAAAGGTTCACTAACTCCTCCTACATTTATTGCAGGATCGGCCTGCTTAGGAAGCACAGGATAATATTTAAAAGTTGGATTTTGGTTATCATAACCTTTTACATAATACCCCTCTGCAAATTTTTCAACTATTACACCACTGTAACTTATCTCTTTTGTAGGAAAACTACTATTTAAAAATATACTATAATTTTCATTTGGAACAAAAACGTTTCCTTCATTCAGCGGAGTTCTACTATCTAATATTAACTTAAACTTATTTTTATCAGTAAATCCTCCAATTTTAAAACCAATTTGGTTCCTTAATCTTGAAAGATTATTTTTGTAAACATCAATATTTTCTCTTGATAAATTAAATTGATAATCGTAAATATAATTTATAAATCCGCTTGTAAATACTTGTGTAGTATCATCAACAGTAGTTGGAAATACTAATGTGCTTAATTGTACTTGCTTTTCTGTATCTCCGTAAATTATCTGATCAGCTAAATTCCTTTTTTGCCTTATTCTATCAAAACCTGTTGCAAACGCTTTTGAAGGCTTGTTTAAAATAAAACTTCTTATAAGTGCAAATGGAAATTCGCTACTTCTTCTCCAAGCAGACTCGACTGGTCCTCCATCTCCAAAGTTAAACGGACCACTTGCATCTGCAATATTTAAATTTAAAGCTAGTCCACAATCGTTTGGACTTAGTAAGTTTCCATCTTGATCGACTGGTATATGCGTAGTCAACCCAGGGCGAATATATTTTTTATCTATAGTATAACTAGGTTGTCTAATTATTCCGCCTTCAAGGTCTTCCCATAACAACAAGTTATTCCTTGTATACGGTGCTTTACCGTACTGTGTTTCCCACCAAGTAGGTTTTATAGAAAATCCTAACATTTCCCATGGATGTGTGTGTGGTCTGTCTGTATCAAAAGCATAGATAAATGCTTGTCTCCACCATCCTGGTAAAGATGTGTTATTAGGATAGTTTGTTCTGCTATAATTAAAAGTAAATCTGTTCTGCCTATCATAGTAGGTATGTTTTGAATATTCAAGATCAACGAGTCTTGACCAAGATAAAAATTCAGCTATCAAGGCATTATCTTGATAAACTTTTGTTATCCCTGTACTTCTATTCAAGCCACTCTGGTAATCGTTTATATCAAAAATACTTTTGTCATATGCAACTTTTAAATTATTAAAAATTCTTCTTTCTAGTTCTAATAATAAATTATCTCTAAAGTCTTTGTATGCAACAGTTTTACTTCCATCATGTCCTTGTATTACAACACTTCCTTCAACCCATTCTTCATACTGCGTAGTATCTTGTAAACCATGGCCTGCTCCTGTGTTAGGCATATAAAATGGCCTGTTCAATCCAGTAAATGTATGAACATGTGCTTGTCCAGATCCACCTAATTCTGTATCTCTAGTTTGTGCTTCTGCTAGTGTTGTGTACAGAGGATAATACCACCCAAGTTTGCCTGCTCCGTTTTGATCAGGTCCTGCTATTCCATATAGTTTATATGCACCTGTTGCAATGGCTGGAGGTGTACTTTGTACAGTTGTATCAATGTAAATTTCAGGAACAAAGCTAGGATATAGTCCTAACTTTGTAGGAGTTGGTGCTACGTAACTTCCGTTAGTATCAGTATACTCTATTATATCAATAACATCATTTAATTGTTTTGTGCATGTGATAACAGCAAATCCGTCTGTGTTAAATGTGTAATCTACACCATGTGTTAATTGCAATCCGTTTTTGTAAATTTGCACAGCTTTTGTACTAGGTGTACTCATACTGAATACTGCACTTAAAGCAAAAAACTTTTGATCAGTATCTTCAATGGTTGTAGAATTAACAACTGTCCCGCCCTGCGGTATCATATCACTAAAGTAATAAGGCATAGAATTAACTTTGTCTTTGTTTACTTCTGCAATAATCTTATCTACATGTTCTCTAACAGGTCCTTCATATCCTAAAGTATCTGCTGTTTCTAAAAATAATCTTTTAAATTTACTATAGTCAAGTCTTGCACTTGAAATAGCCTTTATAACATTTGCATTATTATCAAGTAAATGATATAAAGAAAAGTTTATTGGCGATGAATGCTTTAAAAACTTTTTACCTAGCTTTGTAAGGCCACCTATGTCTCTTAAATTACTAACTCCTGGATACGCACCTGTAAATTCGTTTGACTCTTCAACTATTGTACGCAAGTGATCATTAACTTCTCCTAACGTAAATTGATTTATGTCATTGTTTAACGGATTCTTTTCTAAATTACTTGCAATTTCATAATATCCATTTTCATTCTTTTCATACTTACTTCTAGTTTTTATAATAACGTTATCATTTGCTTTTAATTTCTTAACAAATGTTATAAAACTACTTCCGTTTGCATCACTTGTTATAGTAAAATCCTGATCTATAACTTGTAAAGTATTGTTTACAAAAACTCTTAACCATACATCATTTATAAACAAAATATTATCGTACATATCCAATGCAAATACTGTTTGATCTGCTGTAGCAATATACTGTCTTATAACATTTTGGGTACTATCTTTGTCGGCTTTTTGCCAACCATTCTGTAAAACATAGGTAGTCCTATCTTCATACTTTCGTAAAAATCCTGTACTTGCAGATTTTTTATACAATGCGTTGTTTAATGTATATGTAAATGTTTCATTCAATAAGTTAAACGAAAATAATATATCTCCTGAGTTTGTAATACTGCGATAACTTAAAGGAAAACCTAATTCAGTATCGTTTGTTCCAGTTCCTACTGTGTAAGAAAAAATCTTATTTCCAGTAAATAACGAAGATTCATAAGCTGTTGAATCTGCAAATCCTTTATCACTAGAGTTAAACATATCAAACATTGGTTGTTGATTAACACTTGTCTTATCTTGTCCTGCTTTCCAGGATGTCCCGTCATAATAAAAATATTTTCCTCTGTTTATATTACCTTGCGTGACTAATACCGTTTCATTTTCTTGGGGTGTAGAATCTGTTTCTTCTATCAATGATATTTGTGTAGCGTTGTTAATTCTAATAAACTTAACTTTGAATATTCTGCCATTAACTAATGTGTCAGTATCAGCAGTAAATAATACTCTCATACCCTCTGTCAAATCTACACCATCAATATTGTAACCTGTTGTACCTTCAATATAAGAAAACGCATCTACAGTTTTGTCATCAATTAAATTAATATTTTCCTTGCTCTCGGTACCAAAATTATATAATTTTAATCCCTTGTTAAATTCAATTATTGGCCTACTAGCTCGTGTAGACTGATCTACATTGCTAACTTGACCATTTAACGTAGCAGTCTTCTCTATTACATCTTTATGAAACCATCTATTATATCTACTCCAAAGGTTTCCATCTTTACTACCTCTGTTTATTATAATATAGTCTTTATTCTTAGGAAAACCTAATGCTTCACTAAATGGATAGAAATCAAATTCTTGGGCATCAAATGCAACTTCTATATCTTGTGTGAATAATCCGCTAACTGCTAGGTCTTCTTGTTTAATAAGTTGAATTGCTTCACCTACTCCTTCAACATACCATTCACCAGTAGCGTATTTTGCCGGAGTAACATTGCCTACAAACTGAACTTTCATTCCGTTTGAAAAATCCCAACCGCCACCTGTCTTGTAAGTTTTCTTTCCTGTTATTTCTTTATCAATATCAATTTCTGTATTTTCAATAATGTCATTTACTTTTATAGTACCAGCAACATTTGCGTCATCTTTAGAAACATAATACAAAGTATCAGGCGCTGTATCTGGAACTGTAAATGTAATTGTTCCTTCGTCTAACCAAGTTTCAGTTGTTGCGTTTCCGTCTGCATCAACTTTTGTAACTCCGGTGTCATAAATTAATGAAGTATTTTGTTGTCCATCTGTTGGTAATCTGCCTGGGGTGTAACTCCGCTGTGTTGCAAACGCAATAGGATAACTAGGAGCATTTACATCAAATATATATGTTTGTCCTCTATATAAAGTTAAACTAGGATTATTTGTTAAGCCGTCTGGTGTTAACAAATAAGTTGGATCACCGTTTACTATTCTAAGTCCAACAGTATATGTACTTTGTATAGCTTTGGATTGTCCGTATACATTTACACTATCTGGTCCTGTTGGTAGCCAGTAATATTCTCTAAAATTAACAAACTTATCCCAATCTATATGAGGGTTCCAAGCATAATATTCCTGTGCATTTATACTACTGTGATTGCTTGTTGCTCCTGATAATGTTGTTAACTTATTAATATAATCGTTATAATCTGCATAAAAATCTACATTACCTAAGTCGTCTTTAATAACACTTGCGGGTTCAAGCTGATAATTTTCTCTTTCCGGATTTACGTCTCCTACATAATTATCAGTGCTACTAAAAGCTGTTGCATTTTTTCTTCCATAAAAAACATTAAGTTTCTCTGCTACTCCAGGTTGCAACATCTGGTCAAGTGTTGCATTTAAGAATTTATTATTAAACTCCGTACGAAAATACTTTGGAAGATGATTCGCTGACTTTCTTTTATAATTTTTATCACCTGCTGGAAGCGATGGTTCCTGTTGATTGTTTTCGAAAGCCATTAGTAACCATATCCTCCGCTGGAACCACCACCACCGCCGCCACTGCTACCAGAGCCGCCGTTGCCACTACTACTGCTCGAACTGCTTGAGCTACTAGTTGAAGTGCTACTTGAGGTAGATGTACCAGTTGATGTTGAGGTTGAGCTAGTATTTGCAGAGCTTTGTATGCCTACATTTGCTCCTGAAGAAGTTGTTACAACATTGCCATCAGCAACTATTCTACTAGCAGTTACAGCATCGATAATTTCTAAATCGTTAACAGTTGCACCACTAATGAAAATTTCATCAACTTCTGATTTTATTTCATATAAACTACCAAAAGTCTGACTTGCATCGTTTGGCACAATTAAAAAAGTTACAACATCTGGTGCCATTCTTTGCATGACATATGTAGATAGTTCTGAAAAGTAAAACTTTTCACCAAAGTCCCAATTCTCTAAAGCAAAAAATTGATTAATAAAACCTATAATCCTGGATTTTACATCATTATCGTTTAACACAACGTCAGGATTTTTTACAACTTTAAATTTTGCCTGCAAACTACTTTCTGCTTTGCTTCCAAATAATATTCTATACTTAACAGGATGGTATACTACTTCATCAGTAAGTGATTTAATTTTATTAATATTTGTACTATAACTAGTAAACAACTGATCACTTGACGGAGGTAGTGGTTTTGCTACGACTGTTCCATCTAAGTATTGTCTAAAGCTAGTGTCATAGGATCTAGTAAGTACATAGGTGTCGATAAAGTTACTTGAACTAGGATCAATACGTGTTGAATCATCTGCGGCATGCACATAATGAAACTTTAAATTATCTCTTCCTATATACGCCTTGTAATCAGTTGTAATAGAAAGCAATCCAGACGTTTTATTGTAGACTTCGAATATATCTTCATCAATATAATAAAAAATTTGTCCGTCAGTATAAGAACTTAATGCACCTTGTACTGTTTTGTTTTGTAAAACGACTATACTAAGTGTAGAATTACTTGTATAATTGAAATCTGTAACACCGTCTGGAGTAGTAAACTTTTTCAAAAAGATATACTTTTTAGTAGGATTAGTCAAAGGTGCAATTACTTCTTCAAAAATTTGAGGATCATCTACAACGCCGTCATCGTCGTTATCAAAAAATGTTATTTGTACTTTTTTACTGTTAACATACCCAACTGAGTCTCTATACTCTTCTGTAATTTCCCAATTATGATCTATAGTAAAATTACTAATGCTGTCGGGTTTATTATTGTTATTAAGTATAACAATTTTATCTTTAACAATTTTTCCTGTTAAGTTATTGTATATTTTATCGCTACTATCAAAATAAAATCTTATTTCTTTGTCTGATTCGAATATATATCTCGATCCTCTATAATCTATATCGTAAGTTTCTCCGTCAGTTGTAAATTTTAACAACCAGCTTGAATCTAGTTTTTGTCCTGTAACATCTCCAGTTTTACCAATACTAAATGCAGAAGTAACATTTAAGTTACTTTCTGTGACTAAACGCCATTGTCCTAAATCTCTATCAAATCTTAAGCCAAATGTTTTATAAGCAAAAATTTGATCTACAATTTGTGTTTTTACATCGTCTTGTAATATACTTGTTACGCTAGGTTTTATCTCCACCATTAACGAATCTGTTGGTATAACATCGTTTATTAATACTGGTCCTGACCCGTCTGTATTGTCTACTGTTCCATTACCATTTACATTAACAATTTTTACCCATTTGTATGTAACTGCTCCTAGGTAATCTGCATCTCCATCTTTTAATGTACCTTCTGGAGTAAAATGTTTTCCTGTCGGTGCTTGGAATTTTATACTTGCTCCTATTTTAACAAGTTTTAGAAGAGAAGTAGTAAATGTTCCTAATGTTTGTTTTATAACATTAATATTAGTAAAATACCCTGTCGTAAGATTTGTATCTTTTGTTACTTGGTTCCATTTTATGTTTAAGTCTTCTGTGTCAATCTTTGGAAATTCACTTGAATAATAGTTTCTAATTTTTTTGCCGCCGAGGATAGGTTGAATGGTGTTTATAATAACACCCTCTATGTCGGTTTGTGTTGAAAAAGTAAATTTTTCCTTAGTATCTAATATTTCTTTATATAGTATTCCGTCTACACCAAATAAATTTGTTTTACTATATTTTCCAGTAGCATCAAGTAAATCAAAATACCTTGAAATTCCGCTTGTTGTTCTATTAACACTTTTTGTTTTAATAATTTCTTGACTTACTGACAACGGTCCTATTTGATAGTCTTCAGCTGTAATTAATCTGTTTTGTGTATAGTAAGTTGCAGGAGCTCTTTGTTTTATATTTGCACTAGATTCTGTTGAACTAGCATTATCTACAGTATATTTTAATTCGTAAACCAATGTTAAAGTTTCTATTTTTCCTACTCTACTAACATAATTAATATCTATAGAAACTCCTCTCATGTCAGGAGGAGTAATAACGATATTTGCATTTCTACTAGTTCTAAAATATGCTCTAAAATCTCCTTGCGGTAAATTACCAAATACGCCATCTGAAAAAATTAAACTTATTCTATCATCTACTCGTGTTAATACGCTGTAAATATTTCTAATTTTTTTAGATAAACTATTATAGATTACATTGTTTCCTTCAACAGCATCTACTTTAGACCATAGCTCATCTTCTGCTCCGTCAGAGTTTAACTTGTATAACCAAACATCTTTATTGTTAATATTTGTTGCATCAATAGATACTGTTTGATTAGTGCTAGGATTCACAACACTAAATGTACCGTTGTCTAAAGTTCCCTGTCTAAAGTGACTAAAAAATCCTGTATTAGCACTTCCTGATCCTCTACCATCTTCTCTGTAAGCTATAGCAAATCTATTTCCTGGAAGTGGTGTTTCTTCAAATATTTCTGAACTTGAAATATCTGTTGATACAATTTCAAATTGAGCAGTTGCTCCGTCTATTGTTTTATTAAAACTAAAAGCAGGAACATCTACGTTGTTTGAAGTAATTCTATACATCTCTGTAGGGACACCGTCTATAGTTTCTTTTTTGATAGGTCTTCCTACTGTCGCATTTACTGGCATTGATCTGTTAAGGACTTTTATAAACTGTTCATACCAGTTTGGATTAGAAGGGTCATTCCATATAATTGTTTGATCTTGTAAATTAATATTATTTGAATCTACAAAAGCCTCGGTTGTGCTTACACTACTAATTTTTAGTAAGCCATTTGCAGGAACATTTCTTTTTGGATTATAACTTAACAATCTAGCCAAACGTAATACGCTTTCTCTGCGTTCTGCTAGTTCTAGATAATTTTCTCTAGCATTTAGGTCCATTCTAAATGCTATATTTTGTCCTAAAAATGCAATTAAATCAATTAATGCTAGGTATTCCGAACTTTCAATATAATCGTTAAAATCTTCAGGATAATTCTGCCTAAGATAATTAATCATTGTTCGACGTAAATTGTCGAAATCATAGCTTTTAAAATCTGCATTACGATAAGATTGGTATACACGTTTCCAATCTTCTGCAACAAGCAATCTATTTTGTCTATCTGTAGATGACATACTTTGTATCCTTTTTAATATTTATCGAAGGAAGTTAAGTACGCATATATTTAAGAAGCTAAGTATCCAGCATTTTGGTCAAATGTTAAACGCATAGTTTCTTCTATATTATATGGCAAATACTCTAAGTTTATTTCAACTTGTAGACCACTCTCAAATTGATCTACAATAACTGACTTAATTCTTACCCTCGGGTCTGCACTTACAACTCTCGTTACATTTTGCGTAATAGCATCTTTCATACCATCTGTAAGCGGTTCAAATAAGGCATCCCAAATAATAGTTCCAAATGAAGGATCTGATAATTTTTCTCCTTGCCTAATATGAAAATGATTAATAATATCTTGTTTTATTAAAGCTAGATCGTAAAGTACAGGATTAGGATTTTCAGGATTTACTGTGCTTATTCCCCTATAATATTTGGTGCCTGCCTCATAAGGATTAATGGGCTGAGACCCTTTAACCTCAATTTCTTTAAATAGCTTTTTTTCAATTGTACTCATACTGTATTTAACCTATTGTTTTCTTGAATGTATCTCTTACTTTTCCTGATGTACCTTTACCTGGTGTAGTTACTGTGCTACTATCAGTTTTATCAGGCGTATGCAAAGTAGGATCTACATTTTCATGTCCGTCCCAGGGTTCATGACTTGGTATCCTTTGTGGCACCTTGGCATCAACAGCAGAAGTAGCAGAAGTCGGAGCAGTTGGCGCACTTGCACCATATCCTCCTAATTGTTGGTAAGCACCTGGATTTGGCCAAAATGCACCTGCGGCAGTACCATTTACATTGCCTGCTTGTACCATAGGTGTATTAACCATCTCTGAAACAAGTGCTTTTCCTGTTACATCTAAATTATTCACATGCGTCTTAGGAGTGTCAATATCTAGTTTACCTGAAGTTGTTATTTTTCCATCTGCTCCAGATTTTATTTCTATATTTCCTGCTGTGGTTATTTTTCCATCTACTCCTGCTTTTATTTCAATATTCTTTGTAGCTGTTTCATTGATGTTTTCAACTGCATTTAAATTAATAGTTCTTCCAGCTTGTAAATTTATATCTCTATCTGCTTTAAAATTTAAATCATTTTCAGATCTTATACTAACACTATCTTTTGCGTAAATATCAATTTTTCCGTTAGCAGTAAGCTCTATCCAACTGTTTCCGCTACCATGAGAAATATAAATTAAATCCTCGGAATTGTGTAAAAGTATTTGGTGTCCTGTCCGTGTTTTTAATTTTAAAAATTCGTTGTGCGGAGCAGTAGCCATTCCGCCACTTTCACCTGCTTCAACATTTACATATTCACTTCCGCCCTGACTTGCAAAAGTTTTTCTTAGTAAAGACATATCTCCGTCGTCCATTACAATACTAGAGCCGCCCAGTCTGTTAAATGGAACTTGTGACTCTGAAAATTTTTCGCCGTATTTTACTTTAGGTTTTCCTGATCTACGGTCATACGCACCAGGTGTGCTAATTCCAAAAACCATACTAGGTGCTTCGCGTCTTGCACTTGAAGTATTTGTACCTCTAGTATGATCATCTGCAAGTCCTTGATTATCTAAGACTGCACATTGATCTGCCCAACAAGGTTTTACATATTGTGTTGCATCTTTTCCTGCACCTGTTTCTGTTTTTTTATTATATTCTCCAACTGGTCTTGGTTTGCTTTTGTTTTCACTATTATATGTTGTGCTTGGATTACCAGGCAACATAAAATTCATGTTTTTATCTTGAATACAACCCATCCAATATCCTAAGCCGTAATTTCCTTGTGCAAAGAATACTATTACCTTAACTCCTATATCAGGAGGAATAGCCCACATACCGTAACTTTGTTGTGTAAAATCAAATCCTTTATTATCAGAAGTTCCTTCATAAGGAGTTACACCGTAAAAAGGACTTACATATTCACAGGGTATTGTATATCCACTGCTAGTTTCTGATGCTTCGTTTCCCGATCCGGTTGTTTTTAAAATCTCAACTTCAAGACTTCCCATATTGGTAGGATCTAAGTGATTAGTAATTCTTCCTATATAAGGTCCAGGTCCTTCCATCCAGGCAGGTTTTAGTCCCCTAGTGGATCTGTTTGGTTCTGCTCTACTCATTAAAATGCACCTGCGTTATCGTAATCAAACACTGGTCCTGCTGTGTTTGCTCCTTCGCCCTGTCCTTTGTTTTTTGCTACTGGACCACCCATTGCACCAGGTGACTGACCCGTTGGGCCGGATGACGTTCCTTTTTTCTTTTTATCAGGATTATCTTTAACAGCAATATTGCCTCCTGTTGTGGGTTTAGCGTTAGTATCGCCGCCGGGCTGATTTTTACGTCTAATTAGTTTTAAATCCTGTGTAAACACACCTTCTGAAAATCTATTGAGGACAAATATAATTTGGTATACTCCACTGAATGCTCCTACTGGTTGAAAGCCTACACTTGGAAAATCCATAGTACCATCTAAACTATAATCCAATGGAGTTCTAAAATTGAGCCGTAAATCCACTTCGCTACTTTGATAATCCATTGTTCCGTCTTTAGTTAAATTTATTAAAGGTGTTTCAGGCGCATTATAATTTCCCATACCGCTATCTGCTATGTAGTACGGATCTCCCCATATTGTCATTCTAGCTGTTATTAAATCTACAGGACTGTTTACTAATGCTTCATTGAAGTCTCTTGCTACTTGTACTTCTGGACTCATTAAGTCGCCTCCGCCACCTTTTTTACCTGTGCTTTGGTTAGCTTCTGTTCCTTCTTTACTAGTTGTGTTACCTGAACTTGATAGATTATCTGTAGTTCCTTCTTGCTTAGTTTTTTCCGGTTTGTCTTCCTGTTTTACTGCTGTATTTTGATCAGCATTTTTTGAACCATATTTGTTTTTACCGCCAAACGGTGTAATAGACGTAAAAAACGCAACATCAAAGTTAATATCAAAATCTAAAATATCATCATTTTTACCTGTATAAATGTAATCATACTCTTTACAACATTGTTTGTTTAAGTAATCAATACCAGGACTAGCCGCAGTTGGTGGTTGAAATCTACTTATATGTGCTTTGTAAGGAACAACTCTATATACATAAACTTTTGGTGAGGTTCCTGTCAAATCTTGGTGTTTCATATCTGTAATATTATAGACATCTGCCTCTACCTTAAACCAAGGTATCATTCCGTCTTTTGTTTTTTCCGATTCTTCCATGATTTTCTTTCCGTAATCACTTAAAATCACTAGTTCTTCTACCATTTCTTGAATAGTAGTGCCAGACTTAAATGTAAAAGATCTTGTTTTATTGTTAATTTGAATTTTACCTCTTTCAATAAGTCCTGGTTTATCTTTAACTTCAGAAAAGGAAGGTTTACCAAATGGTTGTTTTCCGCCTTCTAAGAAAGACTGTACTATTTCTGCTTTTCCTATATCGTTTGTATTTTCTTCTTTTTCTGCAAACTCTCTAATTGCTTCTCCTATTTTACTACGCTTTACAACAATACCTAAAAGTTTACTTAACTGTGCGTCAAAATCTTCAGGCAAATCTGCGTCAGATTCTCCGCCAACTGATTCAAATATCTTTCTTTTATCTTCTGCTGAGATTTCACGTTGGTCAGTTTTATCAGAAGGATTCACTGTGGCAGAATCTACCTGATCGCTAGACCCTGCTAAATTTTCTGTAGCAGAACTTCTATTTTTTGGAAAAAGTATTACAAATTCGTCCGGTGTAATAACTTCTTTTGATTTTTTCATTTCTTGCAAACGTCTGTTAATATGTTGTGTTAAACTTGCTCCGCCTGTTTGCAAAATTTCCTGTAAAGTTCTTCCGCTAATCTGAACATCCGTTTTAAGTCCCTGTACATCATTGTTCATTGCTGACTCGTGCCAAGGTATTGCTTTTACGTTATAAACACTACCTCCTTCATTTACTTCAAATCCTATGTTAACTAACTTTAACGGAAAAATTCTTCTAGTTCCTGGTTTTCTAATAGAATTACCGTTTTGATCCCAACCTTTGAATTCTACTGCTAGTACCCAAGGTGCTTCTAAGTAATTCTTATGTCCTGATCTTATCGATGCTACTTGAAGTGCTTGTAAAAACATACCCATACTATAAGGCTCTGTAATTTTAAAGTCGATCTGTACAGCGTTTGATTGTCCTGTTCTAGGATTCGCTCCTACAATAGTGTTAATTTCAACATCATCTATGTAATATTCAGTTTTTCCTCCAGTTTCTGCGGCTGTTCTTCCTCCAGATCCTGCGCCGCCGCCTGATTTTAAAATTAAAATTGAAGGATCACTTCTTCTATAAGTTACATCAGGAAAATTAATTTCGAAATTGTTAAGGCAACCAAAACTAAAAATATAGTTGTAAGAAGCAAAGTCTCTAAGCTCATTTGGAAATGGCGGGCCAGATCCTGACAATACACTAGCAATCGCCTGTAGGTCTGCTAAAGATGATTCAAATCCTAGTGCATCTTCGGGTCTAACACCTAATTTTGGAACTATTGTAGCTCCAATTTTTTCAGTAGCACTACCTACTACTGCATCTGCAATTCTATCTACTGAGATTGCAACCATTTTACATTCCTAACAGTTTTCTTAATTGTTCACCTTTGGGCAAATATATCTTAGTACCTGCTTGTATATCATAAACAGGATCTTTTATTACATCCATATTTCTTTGTGCAAATACCCACCATAAATCCTTGTCATTATATAAATCATAGGCTAACAAATCTGGTCTATGTGTATATTGCTCTTCAATCTCATACAATATATCATCGCCTTCTGCAGGAACTGGTCTAATAGTGAGAATATCCATATATTGGTTGTTTACAGTTGTCGTACTTGACCACGGACTGCTTTTTTTATAATTAGCCATTAGATAAAGCCTCCGCCTTTACCTATATAGCCTCCGTTTACAAAATTTTGTAGGCTAAATGATTCTACAGCTCGTCTGCTGTAAATAGGTTGTACCGTAACCTGTATGTTACTTCTCGTAGGAGCATATGTTCCACCTTCTCCTAATCCTTCAACAAAAATATAGTCAACATCTTGGTTCATTTCAACAGCAAATTGTGTAACAACAACAGGAACATTTTTAAAAACATAATCACCGTATCCGTTTAATCTTAAAACTGGAGGTGGGTTTCCTTGATCTGGAGTATTACCATAAGCCATCTTAGAAACACTTCTTAAAAAATGAACTGCCGCTACCCAATATTGTCCTTCCAAAGAATTTTCTACAAAGAAGTCGCCTGTAATTGAGAATGAATCCACTTGTGAATTTTGATATGCAAAAAATGGATAATTACTATGTATAGGTTTAATTGGAGTATATGCCGCACTATGGGTAACATATATCTGTGGTGTGTAAGGCCATATTAATCCGTTAGTCCTAATAAGTGGAGACAATATACTGCTACTAGCAAAACTTGGAGGTATAGACAATCTAACACGCCAGTCTGCTGGTTTTTCAGAATTTTGTGCCCAAGATGCGCCGCCGAAGTTAAAACCTTCTGGTGTTGCGTCTGGCAATAAGTTAAAAGCACGTAAAACTTTACCAAAACTTGATTCTGATAAATTATCCATAAACTGTGACTTGGCATTAGACCCTACTTGGTTCACAGCATCTGTAAATTTGCCTGTCCAATTGGGTGACGATTCACTAGGTGAAGCATTATTTCGAGCCTGTGATGCCGCTATTCGCTGTATTCTGTCCATATTTTTTTGTCTCCTACTGTATTTATTTATTGACTTTTTTAACTACGTAGTTTATAATAAGAGTATTAAATTGGAGAAAAGATGAGAAAAATCAATTACTTAAACAACAAAGACATACTTGCAGAAATAGCAAAATCAAAAAATACATTTTGTAGCTATACTGAAAAGGAGTATGCAGTATACGATATTATCTTACCTAGCGTTGATAAGATTAATATTAGAACAATAGCAGAAGCAAAGCGAAACCAAGCCAAACGGCTAGGACAGAAGGCATTTGAACAGGCAAAAGCAGAAGGAAAAAAAGTAAAACAGGCTCAATTTGAAATAGATTACAGAAAAATACAGAAAACTGACTTGGTTTTTAGAATAATGACATATGATCATGTTCCTGAAGAACCAGGTAGAAAAAAGAACCCTAAAACTGTAGCAGATACAAAAGTAAAACTTAACTTTCCACCGTTTCAGCACTATAGATTTAATGAAGACGACAATCTAGTGTGTGTTGGCAAAAGCCATTGGGAGGGCGGTATGGAAAACGGCTTTTTTCAATTAAGTTTAGGAAAAGCAACAGATAAGTTAGCTATGATGTGGATTAAACTATGCGAGAGATATGCTACTAGAGGTAATGTTAGAGGTTACACGTATAACGACGAAATGAAAGGCCAGGCTATATTACAATTAGCACAAATTGGATTACAATTTGATGAATCTAAGTCAGCTAACCCATTTGCATATTATACAGCCGCAGTAACTAACAGTTTTGTTAGGGTAATAAATTTAGAAAAAAGGAACCAAAATATTAGAGATGATATTTTAGAAATGAATCACATGAATCCTAGCTATACAAGACAAGCACAAGGAGAATGGGATGCCGCTATGAAGCGTGAAAAGGAAATAAGAGACAAGCAGACCCAAACTTCTACTTGACTTTACTCAAAAAATAGTTTATACTAATAAAGAAAGGTAGGTATCTTGTTTAAAAAAGCCGCGGTCTTTACTGACATTCATCTTGGCCTTAAAGGCAATTCGAAAGTACACAACGACGATTGTGAAAAGTTTGTTGATTGGTACATAGATCAAGCAAAGCAAAACAACTGTGAAACCGGTATCTTTTGTGGTGACTGGCATCATAATAGAAATAGCTTAAACTTAACAACTATGGATAGCACTATTAGGTGTTTAGAAAAGCTAGGAAAGTCGTTTGAACAGTTTTTTATGTTTGTAGGGAATCACGATCTTTACTATAAAGATAAACGTGATATTAGTTCTACTGAGTTTGCAAAACATATTCCAGGAATAGAAATAGTTGAAGATTTTAGAGAAATAGACGATGTTGCACTTGTTCCTTGGTTAGTAGGTGATGAATGGAAAAAGATTACAAAGTGTAAATCCAAGTATATGTTTGGACATTTTGAACTTCCACACTTTTATATGAATGCAATGGTGCAGATGCCAGACACTGGTGAACTAAAAGCAGAACATTTTCAACATCAAGAGTATGTGTTTTCAGGACATTTCCACAAAAGACAAAAACAAGGAAAAATACATTACTTAGGTAATGCATTTCCTCACAACTATGCTGATGCGTGGGACGATAAAAGAGGAATGATGGTGCTTGATCGAGAAAATAACGAGGAACCAGTGTATATTGACTGGCCTGATTGTCCTAAATATAGAACTACTACCTTAAGCAAACTGTTAGATCCCTCAAATGACATAATCAAACCAAATATGTATCTAAGAGTAACATTAGATTTGCCTATTTCATACGAAGAAGCACAATTTATAAAAGAAACATACATCAACAATCATAAATGCAGAGAAATTACACTTATTCCGCAAAAACAAATTGAAGAAATAAGCACAGAACTAGACATAACCCAATTTGAAAGCGTAGATGAGATTGTAGCAAAAGAGATTACTGCAATAGATAGTGACAACTTTAACAAAAAGATGTTATTAGACATCTACAATGAGTTATAAATGATAAGAATTAAAGACTTAACTGTAAAAAACTTCATGAGTGTTGGTAATCAAACTCAAGCCATCGACTTTAACAAAGAACAGCTAACACTGGTACTAGGTGAAAACTTAGATCAAGGAGGTGATGACACTGGCTCACGTAACGGTACTGGAAAAACAACAATAATCAATGCTTTATCGTATGCTTTATACGGAAATGCGTTAACAAACATCAAAAGAAATAACTTAATTAACAAAACCAACTCAAAAGGTATGTTAGTTACGTTGCATTTTGAAAAAGATGGCTTAGATTACCGTATTGAACGAGGAAGAAGCCCTAATATTATGAAATTCTTTGTTAACGACCAAGAACAAGAAATGATAGACGAAAGTCAAGGTGATAGTAGAAAGACACAAGAATTTATTAATGGGTTATTAGGAATGAGCCACGATATGTTTAAACATGTTGTTGCACTAAACACATATACAGAGCCTTTCCTAAGTATGCGTCAGAATGATCAACGTGCAATTATTGAACAACTGCTTGGCATTACATTATTATCAGAAAAAGCAGAAACATTAAAAGAACAAGTTAAAGAAACTAGAGATGCAATTACAGAAGAAAACGCAAAAATAGTTGCTATACAAAGTGCCAATGAACGTATCGAGAGTACTATAAGTAGCTTACAAAAAACACAAAAAGCATGGATTTCTAAGAAAAAACAAGATGAAGAAAAGCTATCTAAGTCAGTTACAGAATTAGAACACCTGAATATTGATGAAGAACTAGAAAATCACGAACTTTTAACTAACTGGACACAGCTGAATAATAGAATATCCAGCTTAACCAAAGAAAAAGCAACACTAGAAAGTGCAATGTCACGAGCAGATAAGTCAGTTACAAAACTTGAAAAAGACATAACAGAACTAGATGATGCAATTTGCTATGCATGTCAACAACCGCTAGGTGAAGATAAAAAACAAGAAATACTTTCAAAAAAACAGAAAGAGTTTGATGATTCTATAGCATATCAAAAAGAAGTATCTGATAAATTGACATCAACAATTAACATACTAGATGAAATAGGTGATATTAATGGTCGGCCTACTACCTTTTACGAAAGTGCAAAAGAAGCATATGAGCATAGAAACAATGTAGACAGTTTAAAGCAAACACTATTGAACAAAGGCCAAGAAGAAGATCCTTATCAAGCACAGATTGACGAATTAAAAGAAACAGGATTGCAAGAAGTAAGTTGGAACTCGATGAATCAGCTTACAGACTTCAAAGATCATCAAGAATTCTTATTAAAACTACTAACAAACAAGGATAGTTTTATACGTAAGAAGATTATTGATCAAAATTTAGCCTACCTAAACAATAGACTTACATATTACCTAGATAAACTAGGATTGCCGCATCAAGTTGTGTTCTTAAACGACTTAGCAGTTGAAATAACACAGTTAGGACAAGATTTAGACTTTGATAACTTGAGTAGAGGAGAACGTAATAGACTAATACTTGGTATGAGCTTTGCATTTAGAGATGTTTGGGAAAGTTTGTATCAGAATGTAAACTTGTTGTTTATTGATGAACTTATCGATAGCGGAATGGATACAGCTGGTGTAGAAAACTCACTTGCAGTAATTAAAAAGATGGGTAGAGATAGACAAAAGAATGTATTTCTAATATCACATAAAGATGAACTAGTAGGAAGAGTCAATCACCTAATGAAAGTTATTAAAGAAAACGGGTTTACATCTTATGAAAACGATATCGAGATTGTTGAGTCATGATAATAAACATTTCAAATGAAGAAAAGTTTCCTAATATTTGGCTTTATGACATATGTCCGCCAGGAGCTCCTGTTCCTGATGATATAGTAATAATGCCCTGTTGGAAGGCAGGAAAATACTATATAAACTGTGAAAAAATTAGTGCAACAGGTTTATATCATGATATAAATCTTGAAGAATTGATTAGATTAGATTATAAAGTACCTCCAGGTATTGCTCCACAAGGAGAAAACAATGACAAAGGTAAACAAATACAAGAATTAGCAGATAATGATTTTAATTTACTACTAATTGAACTTGATAAGTTTATGAGTCGTGGAATTAAAAAAGTACTTCATATTGATTTTCTAATAGACAACGAAAGAGAACTAGACTTGATAGAACATGTAATGAAACATAGCACAAAAACAAGTCATTTAGAAATACAGTATCCTCTTCCTGACACAAAACCAAAATTAGACTATAAAGATTTAAAAAATAGCTGGAATACAATTACAATAAGATACGGTCACGGACAAACACTTGAAACAGGTGATAATAGTTACGCATGATTGCACATCTTAAAAAATATATTGGAATTTACCTAGCAATTCTAGTAGGACTATTAATTTATTTTGATGATCCTAATGATGAATATCCTGTTATTGTTACTTGGTTTATATTAGCTATTATACTTTTTAAGTTTCCTCCATTTAATTGGGGAGACTGGCTTATTACTAAATGGTCAAACTTTTTATGGTGGATATTAGGACCTTTTATACGTTGGCAACAAACAAGTTGGCCTAAATGGGCAATATGGATATGGGTTATACTTTGTGTTATAGGATTTGAGGAATGGGTATTTAAGCCATTAGGTTATACCATATATCCTTGGAGATATGCTATATGGTACGAATAAAAATAGGGTGTAGAGTTAGTCAATTAGCACTAGCATATGCAGAAAAAGTTAAAAATAAGTTGTTAACAGCAGTTCCTGATGCTGATATTACACTAGTTGGTATTAAATCTGATGGAGATATACATCCTGATGTAGATATAAGCAAAATTGGCGGCAAGGGAGTGTTTTGCACACTAATTGAGCAGGAGTTGTTCTGGGGTAACATTGATATTGCTGTACATAGCTTGAAAGACATGCCAGGAGAAGAGAATCCTGCCCTTTGTGTACACGGAGTATTAGAAAGAAGCGATTATAGAGATGTTTTAGTTGGAAAAGTGTTTGAAGGTGCTGTAATAGGTACAAGTTCACCCAGGAGAACAGCACAAATGCTTGATGTTTTTAGCAATCTACGTGTTCAAGTTAAAAAGATACGAGGAAACGTAGACACAAGAATAAAGAAGTTGCAATCAGGAGAATATGATGCTATAGTGTTAGCTAAGGCTGGTTTAGACACGTTAGACATAGACATAGAGTACGAAGAACTTACTATTATACCGGCCATTGGACAAGGCATAATTGCAATGCAGACTCGAAACGATGACTTTGAATTGAATAAAATTGTTAAACAAATAAATCATGAAGAGACTTTTAAACAAGCAAAACTTGAAAGAGCGTTGCTAAAAGGATTAGGCGGAGATTGCGATACAAAGGTGGCCGCAATAGCTACAGGTAACAATCCTGTTAGGTTGGAGGCAGTATATTATGATTGACGATGATACACATGATCTGTTGACCAAGGCATACATGGAATATTTTAAGGCAAATGACAATTTTGAAGCAAGAAATAGTGTAAGGACACATGGTGCGGCTAGAAAATGGCTTCGTGAAATACGAACACTAGCAAAAATACGCATGGAAGAGATACACACAAAGCATCAATCCAAAAAAGAGGCACTAAAGGAATAGGCACAGGTAAGTATCCATATGCAATGGACTTATCGAGGAAAACCAATAGACATTCTACCACAAGATGTCGAAGGGTTTGTTTACTTGATAACAAATCTTACTAACAATAAAAAATATGTAGGCAAAAAATTAGCCAAGTTTAAAACCACAAAGCCACCGCTCAAAGGCAAAAAAAATAAAAGGCGAGGATACAAAGAAAGCGACTGGAAAGAGTATTGGGGTTCTTCAGATCATTTAAATGAAGATGTATCAAAACTGGGTCCAGACAAGTTTACAAGAGAAATTTTGTATATGTGTCCAAGCAGAGGCGTGATGAGCTATTTAGAGGCTAGGGAACAATTTGAACGCAGAGTTTTAGAAACAGATGAGTACTACAATGGTATCATTAATGTGCGTGTTGGAAGTTCCAAAATACTTAAAGAACATTTAAAGGCAATATAAGGACGCTGTTTGATCGAGGTGCTCGATCCGCTTTGAGGTGTAGCCACGAGTTACATCAGAACTAGCGAGTCCAATAGGCTATTTGCTACGAAAACCCCATGCACTAGGAACGAAGCAGGGGATAGCGAGAAATCCGCGAAGCGGTAAAGCGGTTTTGCAAATTTTTCGTGATGTCGACGTAGGTTGGGAAAGGTCAGAGCCCAGTAGCAAAGTCAAATACCTACTTCCGATCTCGGCTGTGCGAACTCACATGAAGCTAGGGATGATGGGACCTCGCGTAAGGTTCCGTCTGACTAAACAATCTACATGAAACGTAAGTGCTTCGCACTTAATATAAATAGAATAAATAGTTAGAGCGAAAGCGAAAACTTGTGTTTACGTAGTAAACACATTATAAGTAGGAAAGATTATGCGTGTACAAGATATATTAGTAGAAGTTGATCCAGCACTAAAAAGTTTGGTAAATCCTTTATCTAGTGTTAACACATCGATACCAAAATTCGATATGAAACCATCTGGAGTACTTGATAAAAGCGGAAACAAGATATTTAATGTTGTCGACAATAATGGTAAGGTTGTAAAATCTTTTAGTGGTCCAAATGCGGCTGGTGAAGCTGAACAATTTCGTGACACAGAAAATAACAAAGTAAGATCCAAAGGTCAAAAAGTTGATAACAAAAACCTAAAGTCACCTGATCAAAAAATGTCTAAGGACGAAATTAAAAAATTAGTCAAAGACGAAATGGACAAAGACAACAAAACATTAAAGAAAATTAAGAAGTATCTTCGTAAACCTGGTGCTAGGTGGGGTGGTATTATAGGAGTTTTAGCAACAACTGGATTTCTCAGCTATGATAGAATGTCCAAGCATCTACGTGCATACGGAAGATATTTTTGCTTGAATAACAATCAAAGTGGACCTGGACCTTATAAAAAGGAACTAGACATGGTCAGAGCTAGAATTACAGCAGACTTTGGACATGCTATTAATCAAATTTTAGGTGCTTTGATTGCAGGAACGATCGCAGGAAGAACAGCGGCATATTTCTTTGGAGGCTTTCCTGGACTAGGATGGCTAGTAACCTTAATAACTTTTGTAGGCGGAACTGCTCTAGTAATTGCTTTGGAAAAGCTAAGAGACAACAATGATTTTTGGGACAAATGGACAGCTAATACAACTGGAAAAATACTATCCGGAAAATGGTTAAATGATTTGGCTGGTGTAGGATCTGGACAAGCATGTATACCTGAAGGTATTGAACTTGATGAAGAGTCTGAAAGACAAATGACTAAACAAGCCTCAATGGATATTATTAATAGTGATCCGCGTATAGCACAAGCACTTAAACTAGCTAAGAAAAAGAAAGCTAGATCAAAGGCATCTTAGCATCACTAGTTAACTTAATATTTTCTTCTGCAATTTTACTAATTATTTCTTTATCATCAGCTGAAATCTTATACATAACATCATCATAAGATAATGCTCCTCGCATGTACCATGCTAATTTGTAAGCATCATATTTTAATTGTTTACAGGCGGCTTCGTATTCATCACCTAGGGCTAAAAGTTGAGATTCCTCGAGCGGAGCGATCGTGTTCCGAAAAAAGACGAGTAATCCACATTTAGTTTTGACTTGTACACTGAATCACAATCTTCACTTGCACAGGTTATGTCTAAGATATCGTTGTTCCAGTCAACGTTCATTTCTTCAATTCCATTTCTTACTTGACCAAATATTTCTGCATCGTTGTCTATAACAAATGATTTAATTGCATTTACATCAGTTTCATTATCTTCACCTTTGGTAATATTGCTAATATGTGCAATTGAAAGATCAATGTTAACTTGACTTAAAGTATCAAGAATCTCTTGTCTTTTTATAGCTTTTTCAGATTCCTCTATATTTAAGTTTTCAACTTGTGCAATTTGTTTTTGAAGTGTAAAGTGTTGTTGACTGAAGTGCGTTGTTTCTTTATAAGTTAATGGTCTTAGATGAAATGTAAGTTCTTTGATTTGAACCTGATTGACTAGTTTTCCACCGTCAATTTTATCCATCATCTTCTGTAGCTGTATGTCACTTGTTGTTTCTTCATCGCACTTTGGACATGTTGTTGTTATTGGCATGGTATTTCCATAAGTTGCCATTCTAATGGCTAACAATATGTAATCCAAGTCAAAGCCTATTATTCTCCAGGGATCTTTAATCAAAGGTATACAGCTCTGTATAATCTTAGCTGTTGATTCTCCAGAAAATAATGCATCTGGTGTTTTCAGCATGATCTCGTCCATGGTGTTCATGCCAAAAACAGGCAACTGTGTGTATTGCTGATCCTGAATTACAGATTCATCGTAAAAATGACCTTTACTTGGAAGGTCAATGAATATCTTAGGCTGTCTTTTATGTTGTTCTAAAAAACTGCTCATATAATTCTCCACATAAATACATATAGTAATACTTAGCCCGAAAAGTTAAGTACGTATATAATATAGGTTTTAAATTTATGACAGAAGACGAACTAAGACGTGCGATAGCGGAAGCAATGTCAGAAGCCTTTAAAAATCAGGCTAAAAATGCACCTTCTGGTGGTGGCACAGGAATGTTATCAAAATCAGCTGAGAGTCTCGGCGGAGCATTTAAAGAATTTGGAAAACAGGTAAATTCTGGTGGTGGTAGATTATCAGAAGTGTCTAATACCTTTGCAAAAAAGACAAAAAGCGTATTTGGTCCATTATCAACAGCATTTGGGGGTATTACTACAGGAATACAATATCTTGAAGAAACTACAGACCAATTTAGAAGACTATCCAAAGTAGGTGGCGGAGCGGCTGGTAGTTTAGGAGCACTCAGAGCACAAGCAGGTAGGGCAAATTTAAGTTTAGATGCATTCGCAGGAATAGTTGAAAGAAATGCACAAAATTTAGTTGGATTTGGAGGAGGATTAGAATCAGGACAAAGAAAGGTTGCTGAACTAGGTTCCGCAATGTTTGATACAGGTATCATTGATAGATTTATGGCTCTAGGATATTCTATAGAAGAAGCAAATGAATTTGTAGTAAAAAATACAGCGTTACAAAATCGTCAAGCAATGTTAGAAGGCATGTCTACTGCACAGCAGGTAAGTTCAGCCGCGGCACTGGCTAAAAACATGCAGATCATGGCAAAGCTAACCGGTAAAGACGTACAGCAGATGCAAGATGAATTAATGGAAAGACAGAGGTCTGGTTCAACACAGGCGGCATTGCGTCTAATGGAGATGGACGGAGTTACTAATGCAGGAGCGGCATACCAAGGAGTTCAGTCTACTTTACAAGCAGGTTCGTCAACATTAAGAAACTTATTTGATGACTTAACACAAGCACAGGCACCATTGACAGCTTCAACACAGCAGTATGCGGCTGTAAACCAAGAAGCATACCAACTTGCAATGCAGGCAAGAAACGCAATGGCACGTGGTGACGAAGTAAAAGCAAAAGAACTTGCGGCTCAAGCTGTAGCGGCAGAACAACAAATGGCGACTTCAAGGCAAGGACTTACCATTGCAACTTACGGTCAAATAAGTGACATTGCAAAAGGTCAAGCCGATGTCCTTCAAGAAACTGGTGACATAATCACAGGTGTGCAAGCCGCGGCTAAGAAAATGGGAATTGCTACTAATACAGCGGCAGGACATATGGAAGCGTTTAGTAAAGCACTTGAAACAATTACCACACAAGTTAGTACACAACAAATGGGCAGAGCACCTGGCCAAGATGCTTTAAAACTTATTAATGAATCAGAACAAGCACTTGCAGAAACAGCTGGAGACATAAACGAACAAATAGGACTACAGATTGAAAGCAATACCCATATGGTTACGGCATTTCAAAAAGCCACAGGTACATTGGGCACTATCACATCAGAATTAGAAGTTATAGCCGATACAATTAGTGGTGTACCCGGAAGTTCAACTAACCAAGTCGGTGACCTACAAAGTAGAGTTGGTGACACTACAGACACAGGAAACACAATAACACAGGATCACGTAAAATTATTACAAACTGCTTTAGATCCTATGAAGCCAATGAGCGAAAGAATACAAGCATCTGAAATACTTAACGCTACAGGTATTATGGATAATGGTATGTTAAAAACAACACTTCAGGGTATTAACTCTACATTGTTAAGCGAATCAAAGAGCTCCTCAACTGCTGAAAAAACAGAACAAGACACTGGAGTAGGAAAAAGCATGTGGGATAAGATTAAAGATGCAGTTCCAGGTTTAGCAGAAGGAGGAACACTAGGTGCTGGAATGCTAGGCGTAGTGGGTGAAGGTGGAGGCATGCAAAATGCAGAACTGTTAACTGGTCCTGCAACAGTTACTCCTATGACTACAATGGCCAATGCACTTCAGACTCAGTTTTCTTCTATGACTAATCAGATGCAAAATGCAATGAAACAAGATGCTACAGGGGTTCCACAAGCTCTACAAGATGTTATGGCAGATTTAAAAGCTGTAGCACCAAAAACAGATGATATAGATCCTGCACAAATGAAAACACAAATGTCAGCTATGAAAAAACAAATGCAAGAAATTCAAAACAGTCCGGACCTTATTCAAATGATGCAACAGCTAATAGAAATAAATAGAAAAACAATGGAAAACACTAATAAACAATTTAAGCTGTCAACTGACAACATGAGGGGTATTTAATGAGCTGGAAAAAGTATTTTACTCCTGTACAAACAGGAGATAATCAAACTGGTAGCTATTCGCCCCTGAGCGGCAAAGGATCTTCTACGCAACCGGGTCCTGCTAGATCAAATTATAGTTCATTCCTACCAGATGTGTATGTAGGAACTCCTAATAGGGTTGAAAGATATGGACAATACAATACCATGGATATGGATTCAGAAGTTAATGCGGCTCTTGATATCCTAGCTGAGTTTTGTACACAAAAAAATAAAAAGAACGATACACATTTTGAATTCAAATTTTACAAAAATGCAACTAATTCAGAAGTACAGATACTGAGCGAATATCTAAAACAATGGTATAAGATACAGCGTTTTGAAAATAGAATGTTCCGTATTTTTAGGAACACTTTTAAATACGGAGATGGATTTTTTGTTAGAGATCCAGAAACTAAAAAATTATATCATGT